TAGGAGAGGCATTGAGTATGTTGAGTAATACACGCCATAAAACCATAACGCAAGGCATTGTGTTATGAGTCGGCACAGCTTCGATCCAGAGGTTGCCGCCAAGGTCGGTTTGAACGCCGCCGTTATCTTCCAAAACATCGTTTGGTGGGCTGAAAAGAACGCAGCCAACAACAAGCATTTTCACGATGGCTTGTGGTGGACGTATAACAGCGTTTCGGCATTCGCTGATCTATTCCCCTATCTGACTGGAAAGCAAATTCGCACGGCTTTGACCAAGCTGGAGGATGATGGTTTGCTTATCAGCGGATCTTTCAACAAGTCCGCATATGATCGAACAAAATGGTATGCACCGACTTGCCCTATTGGAAAATCCGATTTGCCCAAAAGGTCAAATGAAAATGACCAGAAGGGCGAACCTATACCAGATATAAACACAGATATTAAACCAGATGATATAACCCCCTATAGTCCCCCTAACAAAATGGGTTCAATTTATATCCCTGACTGGATGCCATTGGACGCTTGGTATGGTTGGATTGATATGAGGTTAAAGCTTAAGAAACCCTTAACCGATAGAGGTTACACGCGAGCTTTAAGCAAACTGGATAAAATGCGTCACGCTGGACAGGATATTGCCGAGGTGCTGGATCGCAGCACGATGAACGGATGGACAGACCTCTACGAAATTAAGGACAGGCAAAATGCACATATCAGCAGCAGTCAAAACAATTCTGCAAGCAACAGAAAACAAGCCGATGGCTTCCTCTCTGTCCTCCGCGAAGTCGGAAATCGAGAGGATGCTTTCCCAACCTTTGATGACGATGGAGGAATGCGACAAGCTTCGCCAACTCGCCTTATCGCTCCCCGCTGAAGCGGATCTGGCAAGTCCGCAAGAGATTGCTCGGCAGCTTGAATTCATCGCAGCAACCCTGCCAGCGAAAAACATTGATGAGGCAACAGGGCAGAAGCGGTTCGCGGTTTATGTTCGATTGCTCGGCGGATATAGCAAGGAAGCTTTGTCCTACATGACCGAGAGGGCTTGCCGCGAATTGGACTGGTTCCCCACGCCGCGCCAATGCCTAAGCTTCTTAGGTGAATATCGGACGCCACCGACACGCAAAGATCGAGCCTTGCGTAAGTGCGAAGACTTCACGCAGTCGGTATTCGATCAGTTCGTTGCTGATTTACGCGATGGCCCAGTTGATCAATCCGTGATCGACGCAAAGCCAGAGCGCTGGAAACGCATTTGCGTAGAGACTGGGTTGCTACGTCGAGAGGGTGAGGGATATGTCCAGAGGCTCCGCAAACCCGAATAGCCGCACAAAATTTCTGATAGACCTAGACAGATGGAAACGAGGCAAAATGTCAAAGGCTGCTTTACGCGATAACTGGAAAGCCGAGCGTTACCCAACAGACGCCTGGGCGAAGTTCTACCTTCAGCACTATGGGGTGATGTGATGGCGAAGGGAGACGCATTAGGTCTCGCTGCACTTTGGACTGCCATCGGCTTGTTTGGTAGCATAGGAATTGCTATAGTGGCTTTACCAGTCCTTTTATGGAAGCTGAGACAATGGCATTGACACCCAAACAAGAGCGATTTGCTCAAGAAGTCGCACAAGGCAAAAGCCAAGCTGACGCTTATCGAGCAGCTTTTGATGTGAAGCCTACAACTAAGCCTGAGACCACATATAAGCGCGCTTGTGAGCTAATGGCTGACGGGAATATATCGGGAAGGGTTGCTGAACTCAAAGCCGCAATCGCTGAACGTGTCGTTTGGACTATGGCAGACAGCCTTGATGTTCTCTCCACGATAGCCAAAGGTGTAGACCAGGACGCCAAGCCAAGCGACAAGGTGAACGCTGTTAAAGCCATCAACGCAATGATCGGCCTAGACGCTCCATCAAAGCTAAGCGTCAATGGCGATATTAAAACTGATGTTACCGTTCGCTTTGTAAAACCAACGCATGGCTAATCTTGAATTACCAGAATGGTGTGAAAGCCTGTTTGATGAGGAGGCTAGGTATTTTGCCCTATTGGGTGGCCGAGGTAGCGCGAAGAGTTATTCTGTCGCTACAACGTTGATTCTGCGCGCCGCATCTAAACCGCTTCGTATTTTGTGCGCCCGTGAGATCCAGAAATCAATCAAAGATTCTGTGAAGCGGCTGCTTGATGACACCATTGCGCGTGCTGGATTGCAAGAATTCTTTGTGTCAACTGATACAGAGATACGCGGACAAAATGGATCTTTAATTTTATTCGCTGGCCTGCGCTCAAACATTGACAGCATTAAGTCAATCGAGGGCATTGATGTCTGCTGGGTGGAAGAGGCGCAGACTGTTAGTCAAGCCAGCTTGGACATCCTGATACCAACAATCCGCAAACCTGGCAGCCAAATATATTTTACTTGGAATCCTAAAAACCAAACCGATCCAGTGGATGTAATGTTTGTTGGTGAAACCAAGCCGCCAAAAACAATATTTTTACGCGTTAATTGGGATCGCAATCCGTGGTTCCCTGACGTTCTCAAAGCCGAGATGGAATATGATCGAAGCCGCGATCCTGACAAATACAAGCACGTCTGGCTCGGTGGCTATCTCAGCAACAGCGAGGCACGGGTGTTCCGCAACTGGAGCATCGAGGAGTTTGACACGCCTGAAGACGCAACGCATCGCTTCGGCGCTGACTGGGGCTTTGCTTCAGACCCGACAGTCCTAATCCGCTGTCATGTTATCGGACGCACGATCTATGTCGATCATGAAGCCTATCGGGTGGGTTGTGAAATTATGGACACGCCTGATCTTTTCCTGACCGTGCCAGAGTCCGAGAAATGGCCTATCGTTGCTGACAGCGCCCGGCCTGAGACAATTAGCCATATGCAGCGCCACGGCTTCCCCAAGATCATGCCAGCAATCAAAGGCCCGAAGTCTGTTGAAGAAGGGATCGAATGGCTCAAGTCGCATGACATTGTGGTCCATCCCCGCTGCAAGCATACGATTGATGAGCTATCCTGCTACAGCTATAAGACCGACCCGCTGACAGGCGCAGTATTGCCAGTTCTTGCAGATCGTGATAATCACTTAATAGACGCGCTGCGTTATGCGTGCGAGGCAAGTCGTAGAGCAGCACCTAAAAAGGCTGTTGAGGTCCAGCCTCTAGCAACGGTGAACAGGTGGTAAATGGCTCGACTGAATAGAGAACAACGGCTCGGCAATGTGCATCAGGCGGCATTGACTGAGTTTGACCGCTGTCAGTCATCCATGCGCGATGAACGCTTGCAGTGCCTTCAGGATCGCCGTTTCTATTCACTGGCTGGCGCACAGTGGGAAGGCCCCATCGGTGAGCAGTTCGAGAACAAGCCACGCTTTGAGGTAAACAAGGTTCACCTAAGCGTCATTCGTATCATCAACGAATACCGCAACAACCGCATCGGCGTTGATTTCGTATCCAAGGACGGAAGCAGCAACGACAAGTTGGCTGAGACTTGCAACGGATTGTATCGCGCTGACGAACAGGACAGCGTTGCAGATGAAGCTTTCGACAATGCTTTCGAGGAAGGTGTTGGCGGTGGCTTCGGTGCATGGCGTCTGCGTACCGTCTATGAAGACGATGAAGACGATGAGAATGAAAAGCAGCGCATCCGCTTCGAACCGATCTATGACGCTGACAGCAGCGTATTCTTCGATCTAGACGCAAAGCGCCAGGACAAGTCTGACGCTAAATATTGCTTCGTCCTCTACTCCATGACCCGCGAAGCCTATCAGGCTGAATGGAACGACGATCCAACCACATGGCCGAAGGAAATTCACCAGTTTGAATTTGACTGGGACACTCCCGACGTTGTGTTCGTTGCCGAATATTACCGCGTTGAAGAAGTGCGCGAGACAATCCGCATATTCCAGACCATCACTGGCGAGGAAGAACGCTACACGCAGGCAGACTTTGATGCAGACGAAACGCTAGAAGAAACGCTCCTGGCTGTTGGAACCATCGAGGTTCGCCAGAAGCGGGTGAAGCGTCGCCGCGTTCACAAATACATCATGAGCGGTGGCGGCATTCTTGAAGATGCTGGCTACATCGCAGGCAAGAACATCCCGATTGTTCCCTATTACGGCAAGCGTTGGTTCGTTGATAACGTCGAGCGTTGCATGGGCCATGTCCGCCTAGCCAAAGATCCGCAGCGCCTGAAGAACATGCAGCTTTCAAAACTGGGTGAGATCAGTGCGCTTTCATCCGTTGAAAAGCCGATCCTCGTTCCTGACCAGGTCGCTGGTCACCAAGTGATGTGGGCAGAGGATAATATCCGTAATTATCCCTATCTGCTGGTCAATCCGATCACCGGCCCGAATGGTGAGACGCAAGCCGCTGGCCCTGTTGCTTATACCAAGTCTTCCGACATTCCTCCGGCGATGGCTGCGCTCTTGCAGTTGACCGAGCAGGATATGGCTGAGATCCTCGGCAACAACCAGCAAGCGGACAAGATGGTCAGCAACATCAGCGGTAAAGCTGTTGAGATGATCCAGACCCGCTTGGACATGCAGTCATTCATCTACATGACCAACATGGCGAAAGCTATGCGCCGCTGCGGTGAGATATGGTTGTCGATGGCTAAGGACATTTACGTCGAAGAAGGGCGTAAGATGAAGTCAATCGGCGCGATGGAACAGGTTGAATCCATCGAGATGATGAAGCCGACCATTGATGCTGAAACTGGCGAATTGGTTTATGAGAATGATCTAAGCCAAGCGAACTTTGACGTTGCTGTCGATGTTGGCCCATCGTTCACCAGTCGCCGCGAATCCACCGTCCGTTCGCTGACGGGCATGATGCAGGTTACAAGCGATCCTGAAACACAGATGATCCTTCAGTCCATGGCGATTATGAACATGGACGGTGAAGGCATCTCTGACATTAAGGACTTCTTCCGCAAGAAGCTCGTTCAGATGGGCGTTGTCAAGCCCACCGAGGAAGAACAGCGCCAGATGATGGAAGCCATGATGATGCAGGGACAACAGCCTGACCCGCAGTCAATGTTCCTAATGGCTGAGGCTGAAAAGGCTCAGGCTTTGGCACGGAAGGCTCAGGCCGATACAGAATATAGCTTGGCGCGCACGGAAGAAACCCGCGCCAAGACAGCAGAGACCATCTCGAACATCGACATTGACCAGCGCAAGTCGGCTATCGAGACGGCAGAAAAGATTGGGGCTGCACTCCAGCCACAAATGAATGCGGTTCCATCCGCCGCGCAATTCGGATGAGTTAATGGGGTAACTTATGAATATGGCAGACACGGAGATTGATGAAGTCATCGAAATTGATCAGGAAGCTTTTGACGCTGGTGAGACCGATACCGCCGCTGACGATGTTGAGACTGAAGATGAGGATGAAGTCGTAATTTCCATTGGTGAGGAAGCGCCGCCTCAACAGGAAGAAACCAAAGCGCCTGCATGGGTGCGCGAATTGCGAAAGGCAAATCGGGAAAAGGATAAGCGCATCCGTGAACTCGAAGCCAAGCTGACCACAAGTGCGACTGAGAACAAGCCGGTCGTATTAGGTGCAAAGCCTACGCTTGAAGGATGCGATTACGATTCAGACGTTTTCGAGCAAGAAATAGCTAATTGGTATGAGCGCAAGCGCGAAGCCGATCAAGCCGAAGCCAGCCAGCGAGAAGCCCAAGAGGCAGAGTCCGCAGCATGGCAGAAGAAGCTCGAAGACTATGAAAAGGCCAAAGCCACTCTCAGGGTGCGCGATTATGAAGATGCAGAAGCTACGGCTCTGGATACCTTCAACATCACGCAGCAAGGGATTGTGCTTCAAGGCTCCGACAATCCAGCTTTGCTCGTTTACGCAATTGGCAAGAACGCAGCTAAGGCCAAGGAACTTTCTTCCATTACTGACCCCGTGAAGTTCGCCTTTGCGGTAGCGAAACTGGAGACTCAGTTGAAAGTAACGAACCGTAAAGCAGCCGCATCACCTGAACGCACCATCTCCACTGGAGGCGGACGCATTTCAGGCAGTGTGGATTCCACCCTTGAACGCTTGCGTGAAGAGGCTCTTAAGACCGGCGATCTATCAAAGGTCATGGCCTATAAGCGCGGCAAGAAAACCTAATTTGGAGTTAAGACAATGGCTAACGCCTTTTCAAAAGAAGAAATTGTCGCCTTTGAAAACATCCTCGAAGGCTTCAACGATGCGCTGATTCTCTCGAAGAACATCAACGTATACAACACCAACGGCGTGACGATGGAACGCGCTCGTGACACCATCTGGCGTCCGCAGCCCTACATCGCTCAGTCGTTCAGCCGTACTGTCGGCACCACGATTGCTTCGAACATCTCGACGATGACGCAGCTTTCGGTTCCTTCGACGCTTGGCTTCAGCCAGTGCTCGGCTTGGCAGATGGATGCTCTCGAACTGCGTGACGCATTGCAGGAAGGTCGCCTGGGCGATGCTGCAAAGCAGAAGCTTGCTTCGGACATTAACCTGTCGGTTATGGACTTGGCTGCTGCTCAGGGCACGCTCGTTGTTCCCGTGGCAACCCCCGCTGGCGACTATGATGATATTGCTCTGTGCGATAGCATCATGAACGAACAGGGTGTTATGGCTGAAGATCGCTACCTCGCTCTGTCGAGCC